CTGACAAAAGAAGGCCAAGAGTTTGCTGAGAATCACTCGGACCAGTATTCGGCGCCGCTTGCGCATTTCCGAGAGAGCCTATTCCCTGGCCTATCGTGGCGTAACGCGAAAGGTTGTTCCAAGCCGCATCCAAATCTGAATTGCCGAAATCATAAACACCGGGCGTCGCGCCAATGCCAGACTTCAAGAAATCGCCAAGTGAGTTCGATGCAACCAACTGGTTTTGCCGCTCCGTGCCGTAAAGCTGCGCCGCGAGCTTGCCCAGCTCCGAAGTCATCACCCCGGCATGTGCCGGCGAGCCTGTGCGACCGGCTGCCGAGAATTGCGAGTTGACCGCATCTTGAATCCCGCCCGTCATCGACCCCCACAGCGGAGATTTGGTAATATCGAGAAAATCACCGTTAGCCGTAGCGGACAGGTTAGACAGCGGACCCGTCCCAGACATAAGCGTATTAATTCCGCTCACTGATTGGTCGAATAGCCCCCTGTTCGACCTTGTAGACAAATCACCAAGACCCAGGTTGTAAAGAGCGTGGGACTGCCCCAAAATGTCCTTTAAGGCTGGCTGGGCCTCGCCCCAAGGGGCGGTTGTTTGAGTGACTTCCTTGTCGTCGCCTTTGCCGCCGAAACTCATATCCGAAATTCCATTACAATCTGTTCCACTTTGAACTCAGGGTAAACCCGCTCCCATCCTTTGCGGCCCAGCAGTTGAAAAGAGCTGCATTCTTCTTCTTTGGCGAAATCCTTTAGGCGCTCAACGATCGGTCGTTGCCATAATCTGCGATCAGCACCACCCGCTAAAATCGCATCCAACAATTTGACCCCGCTTGGCGCCGTGATGATGCGCGTTACAACGGCGGCCTTTAGCTCGGTTCCGTGGTAGGCCACCCAGCATTGCCATGTGCCAGAAGCGCACTTATCTCGCGTGATGTCTTCCGTGACGAGGCCGCGTGACCGCTCAATGGCTGGATTCAACCAAACCCGCAGAGACGGCCAAAGCACTTCGATCGTGTGCGGCGGAAGCTGAAAAACTTTCAGGTTAGCTTCCAATTGGCAAACCCTGGTACGGATCGTTGTCAATGCCAAGCCACACGCCCAAATCATGCTGCGGCCCAAGCAGCGCGGCAGGATTAAACGCGATATCCAGCCAACTCGGGCGCTTTTTCTTGGGAGGTGCTGGCGGAACATAAGCCGGAAGGGGGCCGGGAGCACGACCAGACAAAAGCATTTGTGCGATGCCAGGTTTTTGTGGCAACCCTGCAAACATTCCATCTTGCGGCAGCGGGTTTGCCTGCGGCTGCGCCACGCTCTTTGGCATGAGTGTGCGGCCCATGCCTGGCGCACCATCAGCCGCCGAGCCGCCCATCATCATGTTGCCTAGTCCGTAGTTCATCATGTCAAATCCAACCCTTGATATTCCACTCGCTCGCGGAATCCCCGCGTAGCGTTAATCCTTCGTATTGCCCGTGAATGACGCGCTTTTGCTGCCCGTCGATCGTCTCTGTTGAGTTCCCATCGATCACGAGCACGTTGTTCGAAAGGTCGATTTTCTTAAACGTCAGTTCGCGCTCGTTCGAAGAGGCGATCGCCGGCAGGACAATTGTCACCGCGTTCGCAGAGCAATCGACCCGAAGGAATTGATCGTCGGCCGCCACCGTGTAAGGCGTCGTCGTGACGGTCTTGATCCCGAGTTTCAGCGCGCCGCCTTCTTGAACGGCCTTCTCTGCGAGCTGGTTGACAATATCGACGACTTCGCGTTGCGAGGGCTGGAAGTGGAGCTTCCGAACCCGCTTGAAGTCGCTTGTCATTTGGTGCGTCGAACGATTTGGTTATCGCGGGGTACATCTTCGGACACCCACGGAGCCATGCGCCGCTGATCGGCTGTCCAATTCATGCGCCGCTGCACGTTGCGCGCTTCAACCTCGCCCGCAAGCCGCTTGTACGCGTCAGGATCAGCAGCGTGATACGACTTCCCGCCGCCTTGCGCGAAATCTTCAATTTCCTGAATCTTGTGTTGCAGCTCGTGCAGGCCGACGCTCTTCACCCAGTCAGACCGATGCTCTGGTGCTACGCCGCGACCCGTACCGAGATATAGCTCATTCTCGATAAGGTTCATCCCGCCGCCCGTACCGTCTTCCGGTAAAACCCTGATATTTCGTAATTCCGGGTAGTTTTCGTACAGCTCCGGGTGTCGGACGACTGCGCCCACCGGATAGGAGTTCATCGTGGACATTTCGCTAGGCTGTATTCCTAACTGCGCTTTGTCGTCTGGAATCTCAAAGCGCCATTTGTCATCCGCGCCCTTAAACCAACCAGTCTCGCCGTAGACAACCGCGGGTGAAGCGCCCGCACTCTCCAACTCCATTGCTCGCGCCAATTTGGCTTTGTTAGCGTTCTTCGCTGCTACACCGAGAAACATCGCTGGCGCATAACTCGCGATGTCTGGCCCTGGCATCGCTATATCGGCCACTTGACGCGCGCCAGCCGCAACAGACTCGCCCACTCTCCCGCCGATTGCGCGCCCCATGTCGCGGGTCGATTGATCGTCAGGAAGCAGTGCGGCGGGATACGAAAAGCCGAATTGAAGCGGTCCTAACAGCATTCCGGCCAGACCGCTTAAATCACCGCCGCGAACCTGCTGCGCGCCCTGGTCGGCCCGTTCCAGCCCCTCGCTTGCCAACTGCTTCTGCCGGTCCATGTACCCTTGAAACGGCTTAAGCCAATAGGCCAGCGTCCCCGGGTCAGGTTGCGGGTTCAAGGATTCAGCAATTGATGGCATTACCTACGCCCCGCCTTCACCGCGCGCACAACGTCCACGCCGTGCGCGTAACTCCAACTGGTCCCAGCCGAGACAGTCACTTTGGCTCTATGGAACCTGCCGGTTGAGCGGACAGGGCAGATTCCAGTTGCACGCTGGGAGGAAGCGGAGCCGTAAGTCACCGTACCCGACTGGGTTTCGCGAACGCCCATCGCCACCGTTGCCGCACTGGTGTCGATTAAAGGCGTAACCTCTTGGACCTGACTCCGCCCGTCAGGGTTTAATTGTCCCTCTCCCGTGGTCATCACGGCTTCAAGCGTCGTGCCGTCGAAGAAGGAGAGTTTGTGACTTGAATTGAAAGCGCCTAGCGCCTGGTTGCCGCCCTGGAACGCCGCCGCGTCCAGAGAGAACGGCATAGCATCAAGCGAGGGATACAGCGCGTCCAAACTGTCCAACCCGATGCCAAGCGAGAAGAACGAGAACAGGATTTCGCAGTTCTGCACCGCGTAGGACCAGCGCCGTTCGTTCGAGGGCCAATGCCAAATCAGAATCTTGTTCGGCTCGCCGCCGCCGCCCGTGGGGTAGGCGACAAGGACCAGCTTCTTAATCGGATCGACCGCGACAGATACCCGGTCGTAATAGTCCGAGTTCACTTCGTTAAAGAACGTGTCGTCTATCCCGTTCTCGCCAATCGGAACCGACTGAACGCCATTGAAGAAATAGAACCCGTCTTGCCCCAGGTAGAACACCCCGCCGCCAACAGGAACCACGGAGTAGGGGGCTAGAACGCCTCTGTTTTGCTCCACCACGTCAAACTGGAACGTGATCGGCGCCGCGACGCGGACCATGCGCACAATCTGGCGCTCTTGGAACACGTAGCCCACTTCACCGCCCACGATCGCCTGAACGGTGCCGCCGTCCGGGATGTCCTGTTGGTTCGCTTCGTTCGAGCCGGTCGTCCAGTTTTCCGCGTTGTTCGAGGCGGACCACTGCACGCGGTTTTGCGCGCTCGTGACGTTGCCCATCACCAGAAATTCACGGACAACGGCAATGTGTTTCGCAGTCGGGGGTGAGCCGCCCAGGGCCTCGAAATTCGTTCCCGACGCAAGCGTGATCTTCTGCGCCGCGTCCGAACCGTTGACCGCGACCCCGAGCGCCCCGTACTTCACGAAGCGCCATTGGCCATCCTGCGGCGTTGTATAGGCACCGCCTACCGTCCGCGTCGCGTCATCCCATGACGCATCGCCGCCAAGCAGATAGAGCTTCGTTGCATCGCCGGCATAGACGTGCGCAGTGCCCGCGTTGTCCTTGATGGACCACGCGCCCTGACACCGCGCCGTCAGAGCATCCGAGAAAGGATTGATCGCCCGAAAAGGCTTGTAACCCTGACTCGCCGGGATGACGTTCTGCGCGTCGGTCATGCCTGGGTTGCCCAGGCTTGGTAAGTCTGGGAGCCAGGGACCGTAGGGGAGTTTCATTTTATTTAGGGTGCCAACCGAATTCGTGAATAGAGTCGGGGCTTGTGAACAACTCCGCAACTTTCACTTTGCGCTCTATAATGTCGTAGTCGCCGCCAAGAGGGCCGTCGCCGTGATGTGCTGCGTAGTCGCGATCAAGCGTCACCCAGTCGCCCGCCCCAATGTCCTTTGCTGTTCCCTTTGGGACGGCTCTGTATATCGTGACTTCGGCGTCCGGTTTACCGCGGAATTGTTGTGCTATTTTGACGGCACGGCGGTCAAGCTCACCAAGGCCGTGACCGTAATATCGGGCCGCCAACTTTGCGTCGCCGTAAATGTCCTCTGGGAACATCTGCGTAAGGTCGTCCAGACGAGCGCCGTATTTCTCTGACGGTGGTCGGTGAGCCATTTTGTAATCGTCTGCCACGAACGCCATTTTAGGCGTTTCCGTCAAATTCGCCAATGCCTGATCGCGGCCAACGGCTGACGGTGCGCCGCCTGTCTGCCCCGCTTCCGCCGCGAGCCGTTGCTGCAACGCCGCGCGTTCCGCATCCGTCACGTCATCCACTAGCGAACCAACGCCGCGACCAAGCCCCTTGCCCTTCGGCCCAGGCGCAGCGAGCGCCATCAATTCCAAGCCACCCGCAACAAACGGCGAAACGCTCTCAGGCAATTGCGTCTGCGCTTCCTCGATCGGAAACAGCGCGTTGATGGGGGAGGCGAGGTAATTCATCGGCCCGAAGATCATTCCAGCTAACCCGCTCAAATCGCCGCCGCGAACCTGCTGCGCGCCTTGATCCGCCATCGAAAGACCTTCGCTTGCGATCTTCCTTTGGCGATCCAGAAACCCTTGAAACGGCTTCAGCCAATAAGCCAGCGAGTCCGGGCCGGGCTGCGCGTTGAGAGATTCAGCAATTGACGGCATGGCTAGAACTGCGTCGGCAGAATGCGGCCCGTAGCTTTCCGGGCACTGGTTGCGGCCATCAGCGAACGCAGCTCGTCATTCTCTGCCGCCTTCATCAGTTGGGCGGATTCAACCTCTTTGATGACGTGCGTGTACAAATCCCACTTGGCCCGTGCGCGGATCAGGGCTTCGCCGTCCGTCATCCAAGCGTTGGTATCGGTCGTTGCGCTCAATTCCCCGAGAGCAATGATCCCCGAGCCGTAGACCGAATATGAGGCGTCAGGGATGGGGTAGAGCCTGATCTGTTTGGCATAATAGGCATACCAAACCGGCTTGCCTTCGTCTTCGGTCGTCCCGGAAGAGTAGGCCGCCAGTTCCTCGAACGGCTTGCGCTCAAGGTCGTATTTGCTCGATGCCGTCTCCGCGATTTTCAGATGATCGATCGAGAGAAGGTTAGGAATGTCGGAATCGTCGCTTGAGCCGTAGTATTCTTGGCCGTCGACCGTCGCGAAGGAAATCGTGCGCTGTTCGTTGAACCAGAACGGCTTGCGCTCGTAGTACGCAATCGCGGATTTGATGGCGCGCGTGATCTGGTTCGTCAGGTCCGCGCGGTCGAGTTCGTCCGCTATGCGGTCCTGCATCGTGCCATAGGTGGTCATATCAGAGGCGGCCTTCCGCGATCATCTTGCCCTTGACCTTGCCCTTGTAGTGCCGGCAGAGAGCCGAAGCCGGGGCGGTCTGGTGCTCGTCCGAGATTTGAAACAACGTGTCGCCGCAGTCGAAAATACGAACCCGGCACCCGTTCACATTCTTCACTTCGCCCGGCACGCCGCGCCCGATCATCACGGCTAGTGCGACTTGATCGCCCCACCATTTCTTAAGAACTGGCGGCATGGTGAGTTGCATGAACCACCATTCATTCAGAAACCGCTGTGCGGCTTCCGAGCCGTGCCGGATCATCAGCAATCCGCCGCAGTAGGGCATGGCTTCCTGATCGGCCCGCCAAGCGACGCCAATGTCGAATGATCCGTCAAAGAGCGGTTCTGGATCGCGTTGCCAGGTCACATCCGCGTCGCACATGACGATGTGCCCGGAAGAATGCCGCACGAACTGGCGCAGCATTTCCGACCGCTTAATCATCAGGTTGTCTTTTTCAACGTCCTCGCGAACGATGACGGAGACGCCGGGCAGGGGGTCCGAAACCCTATCCGCGAATTGCACAAAGCGTGCGCTCATGCACGCCTTGGCGGATTCGATCATCTGAGAGGCTAGAGGGCGGTAGAACTTCTCATGCCCGACTTCCGCGAGCATAAAGGCCAGATCAATCACGAACCGGAACCACCAAAAGCCCGAAGTATTTCTCGCCCTCGAAGAGTTCCGTATGGACCTTGAACCACGGTTTCATGCGCTCGATCCACCAGGGCATTTCTTGAATGATCCGGTGCGGGTTCGTACCGTCCGGCAGGTTCTTGATCGACGCCTTGGACGAAATCACGAAGAAGCCGATCGCTTTCATACAGCGGTGCAGATCGGTCAGAACCGCATCGAGGCATTCCGGTTCAATGTGTTCCAGAACGTCCGTACACACGACAAGCGCGTGCGGTTCGGGCGGGGTGGCGTATTCCGGGAATGCCGGGTCATAGTTCGTGACCCGGATATTGTGGGGCGTCAGGGCGCGTTCTAGAGCCCGCTTGCCGCATCCGTAATCGAGGCATTTGTCAATGCCGAGCTGTTCGCAGAGTCCCTTGACGGTCTTCCAGTAGCGAATGGATTGAAGTCCCCATTCCTGGGCTTCGTGGTGCTGCTTCGCGTTCAGGGCGCGGTATTCGTCAGTAATGAGGGTCATGCGGCCTCCGCGACCAATCCGGCCTTGACCAGATAGTCTTGCACGTCCGCCACCTTGCCCTCCGCGATCAATTTCTTGACGCGCGGGTCGGCGTGGACTGATCGGCCCATCAACTCGAACCAAGTCACCGTGGCCGTAACATCGCCGCCGGCGGCCGCCGCTTCGTCGCGGTACTGGCGCCAAAGATCGGCGTAGGGCTGATCCGCAGTTTCCCACCAATGCGGGACGCCTTGCGTGAAGTGCACCAGCTTCGGATTCTTCGGCGGGGCCTTCATCGCGGAGCCCTGCGCGTGCATACCCTCGAAAGAGTAGGGGACGCACACGTTCCATTCGAGCGGGAGCGTTCCGACTTCACGAGACGGCACCCAGCCGATCTTGTGCAGGTTTCGCGTCTCGGGATTCTCGATATGTTCCGGCGTCAGTATTTTGTTCGCCGGGTGGCCGCAGTTGAACAGGATCATGGACGCCCATTCGAACGCGGGCTGTTCCTGCATCACATGGACGGCGTTGTAGGTCTTGCCAAGCCGAAACACGTCCGTAATGTCCCCGAGGCAAAGCATGTCTGCATCGAGAAAAAGGCCCCAGCCGTCGAAGCCGCACAGATGCGGCACGAGGAACCGGGAGTAGGTGAAGGGCGTGAGCCCTTGGCGTTTGATCGGCAGATTTTCCAGCACAAGCGGTATGACTTCGACCGGCTCGCTGGCGTTCTGCTGAATTGAGTGCGCCAGAACCGTCAGACTGACGACTTGGCGCGGGTCCGCTCCGATGTATACTTTATGCACTTGGCCCTCCCAACGGCCGGTAACACGCACTTATGTTTAGGTTTCTTGGCGATCATCCGACCGCAGTAGTGGCAGAAGTCAGCGACGGGGCGGGGCTTCATAGCCCGGCATCAACGTCTACGTGCTCGCAGCGAGCGCATTTCCGCTCGTACACGTTGATGTGCCCATATTTGCGGTCCCATACCTCGCGATAGCGCGTCGGGCCGTATTTGTGGAAGCCGAGGCGGCAGGCCATAGCCTTGCGAGACGCAACCGGCCTCTGGTCCGGCTTCACTAAACGAAGTTTAGGCGTGCTCATTCGCAGTCTAAATCCTCACCCTTCGGCTGTTTCCCCGCGACTTTCGCGTCGTGGTACTCTTTGAGCCGTTGCGCCATGCGCTTACCCAGGTCGTAGGCTTCCGCAACCGACGCTTGGAGTTTCAAGGCTGTTACCGGGTCTTCCGGTTTGACCGCCTGCTCGATCAAGCGCCACAAGCGCCGATGCACTTCGCAGATGGTGAAATACTGTGTCCCGTCTTTAACCAGATGCGGTTCGATCTGGTACTTAATTGGTCGGGACGTGGCCATTTACTCGAATCGTCTAATCTGTCTTATGGGAAATTCGGGGACAGTTTAACCCGTCGCCCTCTTAGCCTCCGCAACATACACCAAGTCACGCGCGATTGTGTTAATCACACCATCCCATTCGCCATGCGCTTGTTGCCGATAAAGCCGATGTTGCGGATACCAAGGCATGGAATCCTGCATGAACTGCCACGGCGCCTTGATCGGCGTCAGGCACCAGGCCGGAATGCCCATGCTGCCGGCAAAGTGAACATTCGAGGTCAAGACGGTCACGATCATGTCGAGCCCCGCGATCGTCGCGAATAGCTTGTCCATATCGCCTTGCTTGCGTTTGCCCGGCGCCGGGTCGACCCCTTCATTGATTTCGGGGTCATGGCTGATGTTCCAGCCCTTCGCCCGAGCCGCTTCGACCTCCTTCGCCGCGCCTTCGGTGTACTGAAGGCTCACGAACTCGATACCGGGAACGGTTAGGATCGGCTCAAGCCGATCGAGCGGCATAGACCGCAGCGAGACGTGCGTGTCGCGCGTGCCGCCGATCCAGCTCAGTCCTACTCGAAGTAGCCGTGCATCGCCTGAAAGCTGGCCCACAAGAGCGGGGTCCGGCTTGAGGTACCCAGAAGGAAAGACCGGAAACGCAGTTCGATCCCTTCTGAAGAAGCGATGTAGGCTTCCAATTGGGACTTTGGCGTCAATGTCGTGATCCCGAGGCCAAGTGATTTCTTCGTCCTTCCGGGTGCCGTAGACCGTGCACTCCGGGAACGACCGCTTGAAGATGTTCACCAAGCGCGGGTGGCACTCGATGATGACGCTTTTCGCGATCTTCAGCAGGTCCGGGATGGCGTGGGCGAAGAGAACTTCATCCCCTACCCCTTGCTCGCCAAAGACGACCAGATTTTTTCCAGGCGATCCGTCCCACGGCACGACTTCACGCCCGGGGTGCGAATAGTTCCGCGCCCATGTGGTCGCGATACGGCCCATTTCGTAGCCGTCCCAACCGTTGGCGAAGTCGCCCAGCTCCAACTGAGCCAGGCCCAGGTTGAAGCGAATTTGTTTGTTCTCGGGGTCGAGCTTTAGGCCCTTCTCGGCCCACTCAACCGCCGTCCAAGGCTCGCCCTCGTTGATGTAGGTCGAAGCGATGTTGTGACAGACGCGGGCGCGGTCCAGATCGTCGCGCGACAGGTCCAGGCTCTTCTTCAGAGCGTCCCTAGCGTCGTCTAGCTTGTCCATGCGCCGAAGGCCGGCGCCTAGCGCATTCCAGTTTGCCGGCTCGTCAGGCTGTAACCGGCAGGCCGTCAGAAGCAGGGAAACCCCTAGCCCCCATTTCCCGATCTCGACGTAGAGCGACCCGAGCGAGCCCAATACGAACGGGTCTTCCGGTAGCTGCTCCAAGCACCAATGGTAGCACCGCTCCGCCTTCGCGTAGACCAAGCGCCGATCGTCGCGCGAGTGAAACCCTTCGGGATTCTGCGCCTGTGTGTGGTACGCGCGAGCTTCTTCGATGACCTCGCGAAAGGTCTTAAACTGCACAGTCCCTCCCAGGAATGAAAAGGGGCAGAGGATCGCTCCCCTGCCCCGCTGGCGTTAGTTGCCGATCGTCGGCTTGCCCATCACATACGAGATGGAGCCGCGGATAATCGCCGTGGTCGTCGCCGTGGCGACGGTCACATACTTCGCCTGCAAGTAACGGAAACGCGGTTGCGTGTCGTCACTCAGCGAAACGAAGTGCGGCAGAGCGCCCGTGCGAACCGTGAAGTTCGCCGTAGCGGTCGCAGACGTTGTAGCGCCATCGACCAGATAGTCGAGCGAGGTTTCCCCCACCAGACCCACGTCGATCGTCGCATCGCCTGCGCAGCCGATCCAACCTGAGGCTTTCAGGTCAACGATATGCGCGCCGTGCGGAATCTTCGCCAACCACACAATCGAGCTGGTCGAAATCGTGTGGCCGTTGGCGGTCCAGTTAAAGGGAACCGTGACGGTCCCTTCGTGGTTCGATTCCACATTGCGCGTGGTGCCCACCAGAGCGGGCGAGTTGGAGACTGTTACGTCAGCCATTGGTTCTCATCCCT